AAATGCACCGCTGCCAGCAACGGCCTGCACCGATAGCATGGTGGCGTCATTGGTGGCAACCGTGGCGAGGATCACCGAGTTGGCAGTCACGAGCGAGTTGGTCACAACCAGGGAGGTGGCGGCGGCGGCGAAGTTCACGCTGCCCATGTTCTTGTTGATGGTCTGCGCCCCAACGGTGGCCGCAGCCGTGATGGTCTTGGCCAAGGCCACGTTGCCGTTCAGCGTGGTAGTTCCGCTAAAGGTCTTGTTGCCAGCAACGGTCTGGTTGCCAGCCAACGCCACATAGCCAGTCGAAGCATTATCCAAGGCCAACGCCTCGCGGACGTCGGTAAGGTCTTGTGCGGTGGCCGCGCCAACCGTGCTAAGGCACAAAGCCCTATCATCGGATTCCGCCTCGGTGAAAATCTTGGAGCGAGTCAGGAGCTTGATGCTTTGGGCCATGGTCGTATTTGGTTAAATCTTGTTGGATGCCATCGTAGGCTCCAGCCTTTGGAAATCTCGGACGAACCCTACATCATCCCAGCAGTCTTGTCCATACTTGTGGATCATCTGGAAATACTCACGCTGCGGAATCTCAGCAACATGGGTCATCGAATCACCGCGCCTACGTCCTCTTTCGCGGTAATCACGGGCAATCTCAGCCGCCGTCTTCTCACGGCTAGCCTGCAATTCATTCTTCAACTGCTCACCCGTCAGCAGTTCACGCAAGAAAGCGTGGGTCAACGCCTCATCTGAAGGTTGGATAATCATAAGGAAAGGGCGAGGGTGGCCATTGCCACCCCCGCCACAGTCAATCTTTAGGATTAGAAGTCGCCGGGAGCAATCACCCCGACAACCACAATCACCTTGCCAGCGGTAAGGCTGGCAACCGTGCCGTTCCACTCAGCAAGGATGTCTTGCTGGGTGGCGGTGATACCAACGGGCTTCCAGCCAGCAAGGTAGGTGGTGTTGCCTGCGCCTTGGACGCACACATCACCAGTATTGCAGGCGGGCGTGCCGCTATCGGCATCCCACGCGTCGATGAACTCATCGGGGTCAGCACCAGTCGTTCCAACATCCAGCGTGATGTCGGAAGCACCCGCAAGGGCGACTTCCTCATACGCGTAGGCGAACGCCACAGCACCGCCAGCGGGGATTTCACCGATCACCACTTGGTTGGAGCTGGTCGCGTTGGCAGCGATGTGGGCGTAGTCCGCCACATACACGTAAGTGCGAAGGGCGGATTCGTTATTTGCAAGTTTGTATTGGGCCATGGTAGTTGCTTTCTGATTGGTTAAGGATTAGTAAGCAATCTTACCGTGGGCTTGCGGTGCGTTGCAAACCAGGGTCAGGGCGCAATCGACGAATCCACGCTCGCCACCGCCTTGGTTCTCCAGAGCCTTGTGGCCCATGGGGATCAGGCTGGCAACGGCCAGATACTTCGGATCGAGGATGTAGCCTTCGTTGGTCGAACCAGCGGGCATACAGGCGGGGTTGGCGTTCACAACCTTGACAACACCGAAGTCGCTCTGGAACAGAGAGACGGTCAGCGAAATCTTCCGCGAGGAAGCATCTTCGTTGATGTGGTAAGCGGTGCTGTTGGTGGTTCCTTCCGCACGGGTGAAGTTGGCGATCACCTTGCGCAGCGCGACGTTGGCCACGAGGGTAAGGTTGCCTTGCTCACCAGTCTTGCTGAAGATCGAACCAAGCGCGTTGTTGAGCGTGGATTCGGTCAGCGTAGCGGTAAGGATGGACGCGGTGGGGGTGCGGTAGTCCGAGGGGACATCCGAGGGGCCAGCCGAGTCGATCCAGTCACCAAGGCCGCGCAGCTTATACGGGTCAACACCGTTTTCTGCTTGGCGGTCGTTGTTGCTGCACAGGGCCTTTTCGATGTCGCGCTTGAGTTCGCGCATCGACTTGGCCTTGGCTTGGGCAACGTCGGCGGGGCCAACGCTGGCCACGGCGTTCTGGAGGTTCGACACCAGGTAGTCGCGGCGGAAGATTTGCACGTAGTTGCCGAGGCGTGCGCGGGAAGCGAACTTGTCGGTGAACGCGGTGACATCGGAACCTTCGTTGATGCCGCTCGCATCGGGATCAGCCAGCTTGTCGATGGCCCACTCATGGAAAGTGGACTTCGCGCTGCGCTTCGCACACAGCGAGGTGACGGGGCTGTCCTCAGGAGCGAGAACGGTCAGGATGTCGGAAAGATCCTCGCGGTTGCCCACGGCAGAACCCTGCGTGGTAGTTCCGCTCGGAGCGGCGGGATTGTAGGTGGTTGAAATAGGCATGGTCGTAAGTAGTTAACGTGGTTTGAGGGATTCGGCTTTAACCCAATCGTTCGGATCTCCGCTGTCGTAGAACCGTTGTAAAGCAGACCGATACGCCGAGTCTCCACCAGTCTTGGAACGTGCGGCTCCGGCTCCAACAGGAGAGGCGGGTGGTTTCACCTTCACCTTGCTTCCTGCGCCTTGCTGCACCTTCGTCTTACTGGCAAACATCGACTTGGCGGCGTGCGCCAAAAGATATTCAGCCTGCACTCCAAGTTCCGGCAACTCCTCTTTCAGCCTCTTAATCAGCGGGTCTTCCACAAGGGCCTTGAAGTTCTTGCCAAGCTCGGATTCTTCATCCTGGATCTCCGGCACTTCCTTCTTAGCTCTATCGAACCATTGCACGTTGGCTGCCTTCATAGCCTCCAACTTCATCAAGTGCTGGCCTTGCGCGGGGAGGAACTTGGTGAGTGCCTCACGAGCGTTGCGGTTCGCCTGCTTGATCTGCTTCTTAGTGTATTCTTGGCCTCCCACGATAATTACGTCATCGCTGCCGTAATCCTCGTATTCCTCCAAGAGCGCATCTGTTTGCTCCAGCGTTTGCTCAATCTGCGCGTGGCGCGTCTTGATGTCGTCCAACGATTTCAAATCCTTGAAGGGATTCTTTTCGTGTGGGACTTCTGGGGCTTGCGACTGCTTTTGTCTAAGCTCGTCAAGTTGCGCCTGCATGGCCTTTGACTTGGCGGAGAGTTCTCCAACCCGTTCCAGTAGCCTGCTCTTGCTTTTCTTGGCGAGGGCTTGAAGCTGCTCAGGCTCCAAACTCAGTAGGTCGATTTCACCTTCGGCTTCGGGTTCGTCGTCCTCGGTTGCTGCTTCAGTCTCCTCGGCTTCCGATTCCTCGGCTGCCTCCTCGACTTGCGTTTCTTCCGTGGGGGATTCCTCCTCGGCTGCGGGTTCTTCTTGCGGTTGTCCTGCGGAGAGGCGGGCGATAAGTTCCGCGTCACTCAGGTTTTCTGCGCTTTCCTTTGGGCCGGAAGCGGGGGGGCCTTGGGTCTGTTCCATTTTTGATACACCAGTTAACGCCTTGGCGGTGGCGAAGTTGAGCAACCTAAGCAGATTACTAATGATTAGTCAAGCACTTGGTAATCAACGCATAACGCAAACGACCCCTAGGGTTTCCCCTAGAGGCCGCTGCTGAACAACACGAACACGGGGACACAACTCCCGTGGGTTGATGAAATCACATAGCCTACCGCTTGTCAAACAGGAACAGCACATCGTCAAACGCGCCCACCCTGCCAGCGTTGGCCATCACCTTCTCTGGCGTGTCTAGGGCGGCAAAGTCCGCAAACGCCCTGTCCCGCTCGTCGCGGATGAATTGGGTAATCACGCGCCATTCGTCCCGTTCGGCCAGGGAGTTGACGGCGGTTTCGAGGTCGGGCCTTGGGATGGTGGTCATGCGCTAACCTTAGCTGGCACGCTAACGCGGTCAAGGTTATTGTTCCATGCCCTGCGTCTGCACCTCGCCCATCTGGGCAGGAGCCACGCCCAGCCTGCCGATGACGGCGTTCTGGTCTTGGGTCATGGCGAACTGATACGCCTGCGCATACTTCTGCAAGCGGCCAGCAAACGCCTCGTCCTGCTGCAAACGCTGCGCCACATCCGGCTGCTGCACGTAGGACTGCACCAACTGCATGGCGAACTGCGCGCCGTTCGGGCGGGCGGGCACTTCGATGCCAGAGTAAATCTTGGCAAGGTCGTCCGTCACATCCTTCATCATGCGGTCTTGCGCCTCTTGGGCGGGCTGCAAGCAGTAATCTGCGAGGAAAGGATTTATGCTGGTAGCCATAAGCTCCAGCACCTTGTCCATGTTCATGCGGCCATTAACGTCCAACTGCCTCAAAGCAGCCATGGCCTCAAGCTGGGTCTTGACGTTCTCAGGATCTGACTCGCGGGTGTCAAACGACACTTGGAACGAGAACGAATCCTCCGCGCTGCCCTTGGTCATAAGCTGCGGATCTGGGTTGCCCGTCACTTGGAAGAACACTTCCTCCGGCCCCATGCGCTGATACAGCTTGAACGCCAAGCCAAGCACATCCCGAACGTGGTCGAGGAACTTGTTGACGATGAACTGCTGGCGCAGGCTGGCCAACGGGCTGTCGAGGTTCAAACCCACGGCAAGGTCGGCTTGGCGAACCATCTGCTCCTCCAGCCGCTCGGAACCTGGGTCGAACGGCGGGATCGGGCCAAAGGCGAACTCGCCAAGGCGGCGGTAGGGCACGCGGCGACCCGGCCCCCAATCGCTCGGGGGGCGACCAGCAGGGTGCATCAGCGGCGGCATCGTAGCCAAGGAGGCGCGGTCAAGGCGGCTATCCCGCTCAGTCTTGATCTGCATTTGCGGGCCACGCAGGATGGCGGGGAACGACTGCACATCGTAAAGCCGCTTCTGGCTATTGCCAAGCGAGGTCACAACAAACGGGTATTCGTCGTAGCCATTGAGCAATTCGTGCTTGGCGTAGCCTTCCGTATTCGGGTGGAACACCGTGCAGTAGATACCCTCGCTGCCATCTTCCTCGTCTATAAGTCGTTGATAACCATGGATTACCATGATTAGGTCGTTGTCATCCTCGGTGTTCGTGCGGGTCGTGCGGTAGCGTTGCGTGCTGCCGCCGTCATAGTAGAAGGCATCCTTACCGCGCAGCGTGCTGATGGCCGTAGCCACCCAATCCGCATCCCAGCCTTCGCTGGTCACTTTCTTCTCCAACTCCTGCGCCGTGTAGAACGTGCGCCAGAACACGAACGGAGCGCGTTGCGGGTCGTAGCAGTAGGACGGGAACAGCACCTCGCCATCCGGCGCGCAGGCATGAACCACAGGGCTATCAACTGACTCACGCGGCACGCTCACCTCGGCAAACCCACGGGCACGCAAGTCGCGCACAGCACGCTTCACCCGCTTGGGCGAGGTGGCTGGATACGCTTGCAGCAGCAAGTCCACCGCACGCTCGTCATCACCCGACAGGATGATCTCCACAAGCTCAGGGGAAATCTGGCCAAGCTCCTCCAAGGACACCGACATCTTGAACGTCCGCAGCTCCTTGCGCCAGCCGACATACGAAATCATCAGCCCTTTCTCCAGCAGGTTGTTCGCGCCAAGCTCCATCTGCCGCTTAAAGTCGGGGATGTAGGTCTTGCGCATCCACTTGAGGAAGGACGACACAACAGCAGACCGCGCCATGGAAGTATGGTTGGTCGGGAACGCCTTGATCTGGCTGCGGTCAAGAGCCTGGTCGAGCAACGCCACGTAGGTATCAATCCGCTCGCCAACCGTATTCACCTCCATGTCAGACGCGCCATCCCACGGGAAGGCAGTCGCCCCGTGCTTGCGCAGGTCGTCCGATTTGCCCGGCCACATATTGCGGCGGTCATTGTAGCCCCGCTCGCACGCTTGGAAAAAGTCATCCAAGTCGATGATGGTTGACGCATACGCACTTTGCAGCGCAGCTACGTTCGGCTCCTTCGCCACGTAAATCATGGCGTCTTGCTGCTCGTCGTCGGTCATGGGGTGTATTTGTAATACTCTTTACCCATTCCGTCAATACTCTCAACGGCAACCAGCTTGCCCAACAGCTTGCCGCTCAAGGCTTTAGGCACTTGGACAAAGCAGGCGTTGCCCTCCTCATCGGTGGCCCGTAGCCACGTTGGGTTGGGCATGGTGGCGTAGATTCGCACCTGCTTTTGCACGGGTGCGGCGGGTTCGGCTGGCTTGGCTTTCTTGGGGCGTGGCATATTAGTATCCTTTTCCTTGGGTTGTGGTGCGTAAAAGCTTGGAATCTACGTGGTCAATATCGGCTACGGCGGCGTATCGCAGAGTGTCGATTGCGTCCTTCCACGCCTCTTTAAGTCCTTCGGTTCCAGTATATTCTGACAAAGCGTTGATGATATTCGTGCACTCATCCGTCACGTAGAAGCGCGGGCGGTTCACCGAATCCATCGGGCGGCTGCTGTCCCACGCCATCTTGCTGATGATCGCTTGGATGCCGTCCTCAATGTCGATACCTGGGGCTGGCACACATACGATGTCATGCTCCGCCAAGTCTTCAATAATGCTGCTGGCCCCGTCCTGTGCCTGATACTTGGCCGCGCCAAGGCGGGGGTCGATGATGCGCTCGTAGATGGTTTCGCTACCCTCAAGCTCGTGGATCAACTCCACGTAGTCCTTGATGCCGTAGCCAAGCCCCTTGGCCCCCTCGCCGGGAACCCACTTGCCGCCGCGCCACTCTGCCCAATCGCCAACGGACAGGTCTGGCCACTCCCGATACACGTAATACGTGCCCGTGCCGTCCACGGCAATCCACGCCATAAACC